TAATTAATTGGATTATACACTGTTAATACACCAATTTTTGTACTATTTTTATAAGTTATATACCCCATACTGGTATCTGCTCCTTCTTGATCGGTACCGCTACAATTAGCTGTTATTATTTGCTAACCTCTAAATTCAGAATCACCACCAGCACAATACCCATAACCGAACGAACCTGTTATTTCTTTATATGGCTACATATTCTAGTCAAATATTTGATTTGTTATTATATCATATGCAATCCCATTGACTGTTGTACTCTTAGTATCACCATTAAATACCATATAATAGCCGTTCTTTATAACTCCTGCAACATTTATTTGCTAATTCCATACTTTATACTAAGCTCCATTATATGTTACATAACCGGTCTAATCAGTATCTAAAGAACCTAAATGTTTTATAGTAGGGCATTCTTCTTCATAACCTATAGGCTTTAATGTATTCTAATCTATTTTATAATATTTAACTTGACCATCTTTAGTAACTCTTAAAGCCTCACCATACCAATAGTCTTTTATAGTACCATCTGAATCCGTTAACTATAAATTACCGTCTTTGTCAGCAAATACATAAGAACCAAAATTGGGATCGCTTAAACTAAACTAATATGACTTAACTATAAAACCTCCTTTATACGCTGTACATTCTATAGTCACATTACCGTTATTTAACTACCCATACCAGTTACCGTCAAAATATATAGTTAATACATCTGGCATTTTATCACCATAACCAGCTTCATCAAATGCTGCTACGTTTAACATTACACACTCTGCTCCAGATTGTGTATTATCTCCACCCCAATATAAATATGGTGCATAACTAGATTTATAATTCCATCCTACTTTATAATAATTTAAATTAGCTATTGGAGAATTAGAATACCAAGTAGCGGTATCATAATCTCTACCGCTACTAGAATTCCAAATATATCTCAGCTAAATACTAGTAAAATCTACAAAAGTAATCGTTCTAGGGGGCCAGATGTGGTCTTTACCTGTATATACATCAGATATGTTAGTTGACCCTATAAAACGTCTCTAGAGTGATTTAACTATACTGTTAGACATACCTAAATCTACTGCCATAATTATTCATCAATAATGTTATACGTAATGTTTGCTTTAGGAGTAATAGAAGTATATTCATCTATTGTACCTACCCAAACAGGTAAACTAATCTTGTTACTATTAACGCTAGGCATAGGTAAATCAGCTCCACAACCAGAGTTAATAGCGGTCTATATAGCATCTAAATCGATACCTGCCTATTCTAACTGATTTAATCTATTATTTATTTCTTCCTTAAAAGAATTAAAAGCTGAAGTAGTAACATAATTATTTAACTTGTTATCTATTTCAGATTTATTATAATAATTAGATAATGTAGAATTGAAAGTATCTTCAGTTACATACTAATCTAGTTTGCTATCTATCTAGCTTTTGTTATAATAATTATTTAAAGTATTATTATAATCTTCTTTAGTAACATAATTATTTAATATATCATCTACTTCAGAGTTAGTATAGTAACTATTAAATTTATTATCTATTTCTTCAGAAGTATAATAATCTTCCAGTTTCTAATTAATTACATTTGTAATTTCATCTTTAGAAGATACTACAATCCACTTAGTACCATCCCACCATTGAGGCTATTTGGAAGATTCATCAAATCTACTTTGACCGGCTTTATAATTACCGCTGATGTTAGCTTTAATCCACTAAGTAACATCATAACCGTTAGGCTATATTCTAGTATTATTTAGTATTACTGTACCATTACTTATAGTTCCTTCTTTAAATAGTAATACACAATTTTCAGGTATCGTAATAGTATTACCATCTAAATCAAAATCATATCTTATTTCATATATGGTATTATCTTTATTTATCATATCCTGAGTAAGAATATTATTAGATACTTTAGTATTAGTATTACATACTATGTTTTTTCTAAGTATTACATAACCTTTACCACTAAATCTATCTAAATTATATTCTCTATCAGAGAACTATAATAATGTATTTTTAGTCCATAAATCTTCATTATCTGGAGTATAGAATATTCTAGACTAAGCATCATCTAAATCAGACTAAAATTTATCTAAAGCTATTTCTAAATCTTCTTTAGTATGGTCAAACTAATCTGACAGCTATTGAAACTTATCTTCTAAATTCTCAAAGTTCTGTTCAATTATGTCTGCTACTTGACCACCTGTCATTCCTTCTTTAATTTGTGCTGCCATAATTAATCTTTCCAAATTTTATTATCATACCAAAATTCATCATCCATATTCCATATATGGTCTTCGAGTATCCAATCATTTTTAGCTCCTTTAGACATTGCAAAGAACAAATCATATAAATCCGATAGTATTAAACTAGTAAATACTTTCTTTGCGCAAGGACTAACATTATGTTTTAATTCATGATTAAGATAACGATATAAATCATGCAATTTGTCAGGTGTAGCATAATCACTAGCACTATCTGATTTACATGTAAATGGTATCTTATCCATACTTACATATCTCTATAAGTCTTTATAATAATGTATTGCTAAATCTTCATTATTATAATAATAAGCATCTTTAAGTAAAGATATGCGAAGCATAAATGTCATTAAGCCTAACAAGTCTTTGTACTCTGCACAGTTATTACAGAATGAACCACAACCGTTACCACAGTTATCTTTAGCTAATCCCTCAAGATATATACCTTTAGCTTTAAATAAACTAAATTCATTTAAGAATGTAGTGTGTAATGTTTCTGTAGTTTCATCTTTATTTACTATAGTAAACTCTATAATAATAAATGTTGGTGTGCAATCATCAGGGTTAATAGTTATTGTTACTTCACGTTTGATACATACACTATGCTCAGGCAATTGCGTTTTAATTTCGGTATCCCCTTTCTACTATTTTTCCCATTCCCACATACTGTATATTTTTATATCCATTATGCGGTCTATCTACTGATTATGGTTATTAACTATTATTTTAATACCGTCATCAGTTAATTTTTTATTAACTATATAATAATTCATAATCTAGATTATTGAATCGTTATTATAAATGTACTAGAATTACCCTTATATCTATATCCTATATTTAGACTATATATACAATCTGTAGTTTTTATAGTATCGCCAAAAGCATCCGAAATTGTAAAGATCGTCGAAAGACAAGTATCGTCGCTTAAGCTAGTTCCAGTATTTTTATAATTATTTGCACTTTCAATTATTGAGATGCCTTGTAAATCTGATTGTAAATAAGCTTTAGAATATGAAAATCCAGTAACTGTGCCAGAAGCATTACAAGACCAACTACGCAACATGTTCCCGACAGCATAAAACGCATATGGATTATATGGATCAGATGATGTTATATTAAAGAATGGCGTAACAAAATAAGTTATAGCATTGATAGGATTACTACCACTAAGTGTAACATTTAACGATATGTTACCTATTATAGGAGATATAGATGGATATAATAATATCACTCCTGAACCCTAAACTCTAAACTTTAATGTATGATTGGGAGCTAAAACAGCTGGTAATCCCCACGGTTGTATAGAATAATCGCTGATACCACCAGTAATACGAATTTTTAAACATTGACTAGCTAATGCGTAAAGTGAACTTCTATTTATTGCATTTAACGATGCTGGACCCATAGATAATTCAAATTCTCTACCACCACAATTAGCTACGTTTATCGTGATAGTATCCATTATCATTGATGTACTTCCAGCAGTAGGACCTGCAAAATAAAAATGAGATGCAGTTTCATTTGCCAGTGTAATGGTTGCTGAACCAAAATTATAATGTTTACTTTTAATAGTATTAGCACAGTCTTGAGTTAATGAACCTTTTATTGTAAGGTTACCTTCAGTATCCCAAGTGATATTACCGTTGGCTAACGAACCTGAACCGTCATCATTAAAATAAGAAGAACCAGCACCAAACCAAACTTCACCAGTTTTGCAATTTAGCAAATAGTTAGGTCTAAATGAATTACTAGTATTCATTGGGTCATCCTTATTAAAATCCTCCCACTAATTAGTACTACCGTCAACACTGCCACCACTAGAGTCTTTACCATATATACTAAATACAAATTCGTCATTGAAAACCATTTCACCAATAGTAGCATTTGCTGTAACAAGAACTTTAGTGTATATCGCTTCAAAATCTTCCATTAAAACCCATACGTCTGTTCTTTGATTAGGATATGCGTTACCTTGGTTTGTACCTAACCAATCGAAAGTACCATTATAAACATAGAAATTACCATCTTGAGTATCATAAACATACGGAGCTTTTTCATCAGAATATTCGTATGTTTTATCCACAGCATATATACCAGCAGGATATATAATCTAACTTCTATTTACTTCAATAGAACCATCTAAACCATTAAGACCAGATAAACGCATCATCTACCATGCACCACCTACAATACCATCATCATCTGGATCTATTCTAGCTTGAATACACCATACATAAGGATATTGCTCAGTAGTATCAGGTATTTCAGTAGACCAACCAGCTGGGTATCTAGATTGTAGATTTGTGGTACTATGGTTAGCCTATGGAGCATCTTCATCACCTAAAGAATATCTTATTTCAAAAGATATACCTGGTAAACCGTCTACACCATCATGACCAGCAGGACCAGGATTACCAGTAGGACCCATTGGACCAACATCACCTTGAGGACCTTGTGGACCTGTTTCACCACTAATTCTTACAGGGTCAGACCAAGTACCATTAAGCGTATCATCTGAATTAATTAATGCCATAGTCATCCAAAGATAATCACCGTTACCTAATTCGGGCGGTTGAATAGTCCAACCACTAGGAGTTCTGACACTATTGTTCAAAGGTGGCGGTGTAGTAGACGACATATTAGAGTTAAACCTAAATTCATATCGTTTACCATCTTGTGCAGTACCATCTCTACCGTTAACAGGTATTACTTCAGACCATGCTATTACATAACCTGTAACACCATTTACTGTACCAATACATTGCCACCATTGACCACTATCATCAGGATAATCAGACCAACCACTAGGCAGTGGGTCAGTAGATGTAGGTGGATTCGGTTTAGAATCTGATTTCTTATAAATATATGTTTTCCAGTTAGGCAATATAGCATCTTCACCATCTATTACTACAGGTACTGTTTCAATATCTATTAACGTACTACCTTTATATAATTTAAATACTACTTTATTAGATATAGAAGAAGAACTAATAATAGAATTTATAGTATACGTACTTTCAGAGCCACCGTCTAATGCTCTAGTTAATCGCATACCACTAGGTAATGAACTTAAACTAGTCACATTATTACCATCAATACTGTTTACTCCACAAGATACATACGCGTCAGAATATTGTCCTTGCTTATCTACTTTGATAACATTAACAGATGGACTCAATTGATACATGACAGCATTTACGCCATCCTTCAATTTAATAATTCTAAATACTATACTACGCTCATAAACGCTATTATTATATGTACCGGTAATTGTATAATTTATTTCAATAGTCTCTGATGTACTAGAAGCAATAGATATAATAGTAGAAGTACCAGTCATCGCCACATTATTTACCGTTACACCACTAACTGGTGTATTAGTGATACCAGTAATCTATACATCTTCCGTATCGTAATACATAAAGAACCGTATAGTGATCGGTAATCCATCTACTACATTACCATCTTGGTCACATAGTACTTGTGCCATTTCATTATCAATATCTAATAGTACTGAACCAGCAGGACCTTGTGGTCCAACATTACCTGTAAGTTTAATAGGCGTAGTCCAATTAGATAGTAAGGTTTCATCTTTACCGTGTATACGAGCAGAGGTCATCCATATGTAATAATTATCGGCTTCAACATATGGGACATCTGTTGTCCAACCAGCAGGATTGCGATTAGTTTCATCTAATTCAGGTGGAGTAGTTTGACTAGAATTAGTAGCATATCTAAATTCAGTATAATCTCCTGGAGCTAAACCTGCTGTACCTGATAACAATATTGGGTCAGACCATTCACCAACCAATTCACCTTTTGCTGTAAAATATGCTTGAATCATCCAAAGCACATTAGTTTCTGTTAAAGTTGGTATTACGGTACCCCACACAGAACCAGGATTTATATTATCTTTTACCACAACAGGTACATTGTCCGGTCCAGATGTAGTACAATACATAAACCTGATAGCGTTACCGTCTGCACCTACTTCGCCATCATAACCCCATTTAGCCCATATGGCTGGAGTACTAAAATTACTCCATGTTTTATCAATACCTGAATAAGTACGTTTAGATACCCACTCAAATGGATATTCTAAATTTACACCCATCGGATTATCTGTCCATCCGGCTGGAACATAATCATCTTCATTAGAACTACCGGGTGTAGCAGGAGTTACCTGTTCTGTAGTTCTAGTAAATATATATTCTACACCATCACCGTCTATACCATTGGTCCCATATTTTGACCATATAGCAGGTGTAGTAAATTCTGTCCAAGCATTGTCTTTAAATTGTCTACTACAGAACCATTCATATTGGTTTATAGGATCTACACCAGATGGATGGTCAAACCAACCTTGAGGTATATAATCATCTTCATTAACCGATGCCGGTTTTGTTGGAGGAGTGTTATCAATTGTTCTACAATATATAAATTCAATACTAGAACCATCTTTACCAGGTTCACCATCAATACCTGAAATACGTACAGGGTCAGACCATTGCTCTATTAATATACCGTGTTGATTAAACATGCCTTGAGACATCCATACTGTAATTGTCATGTCCTCTGGAGCTGCTACCCAACCTTCTGGATATGTAATTTCATTAGTTTCAGTATTAATGTACCCACCGTTCGGTCTAGAAGGTTTTGATTCAGATTCTTTATAACAAAATATTACACGTCCTTCTGTAGCATTTATACCATCTGCACCATCTTTACCTCTAGGTATGGCAAATGTAAATTTAAAGGTACCATCATCCTATAAAGTTACTTGAGCATCTACTTCTTCGCTTTCAACAGCAGTTGCTGTAGCACTAAAACTATTAGCTAATTCTTCAGATGTCGTAGATATTACCCAATCTGAACCATTAAACCATACTGGTTTACCTAGCGTAGTATCAAAATATTCAAAGCCTACAGGTATGTTTGTAGTAGGTCTATCTGAAGAACTACCGTATCGTTTAATATCATAACGAATACCATCAGCATAACGCCAAGTATCATCATCTTTGTCATACCATAAAGGTGTACGATATTCTTCATCAGTATTGTATGCTTGATAACCACTATCTTTATGATCTATAGATAATATTTCTTGTAATGTACCATTAGTTAAATCCATTAACTTCACTAATGTACCATCTTCTTTCTTATAACAAGCATAGGCATTGTTATCACCATCTATTTCTTCCCACGTTACATACTATGCGTCAAGTAAGAAAGTACCGGTTAATTCAACATCTATAAATTTACCAGTATTATAGCCAGCTATTAAAGTACTGTCTCCTTGAATAGTACCATTTTTTATAGAACCACCTTTAAACTATAATACAGAGCTTTTAGGCATAATAATAGTTTCACCCTATAAGTCGAAATCATATCGTACTTCATATACGGTGTTATCGTCCATTATATCAGCCTATATAAGACAATTACCTGTATTACAATTTTCATTTTTGATTCGTAATATTTTATAGCCCTTACCAGAATAGATATTTGGTTCGTAATCTCTATCTTTAAATTTAAGTATATTTTCTTGTACTGTTAAGTCTTCATTAACACCTGTAACAGTAGTTATATCTATATTTTCTATCATATTATGCTGTAAATGTTACAAGTTTCTTACTTGAATCTAAAGTATAACAATCAACATGTACCCAATTAACATTTTCCTCTAATCTTATGGGATATTCAAATTTATCTATATTTTCTTTAATTAATTGTCTACATTGTTCTGATGTATATTCTTTAGTATGAAAATCTATTGCTTTACCTAAGCAATGTGCACTCATATATACACGTTTTTTAGATTTAACCAACTTACATTGATTACAACGTAAACCTCTCTGAGTATATGTTGATCCAGAATTTACAATCATCGGAACTTTAAGTATATCTTTTCTTATTGTAAGAATAGTACTTAACAATTCAGTAGATAAAAACTACCACGATTTATCACCATAAGTACTAATGCAATGAGGACATACCAACTCCTTTAATTGAAAGTAATTCTTAATTTCTTTAATTATTTCATCTCTTGTCATATCTCGATTAACGTAAATATTAATTTGGATATTGTTATTTTGTATGGTTATAACCATAGTTTAATGGCTATAATAAAAAAGGCGAAGTCGAGGATTAACCCCAACCTCGCCAAAGGTCATAAAGAAATTATGATTATTCTGCGCTACCTGAAACGAAAGCGTCCAAATATGTTTTAAAAGCAGAACTACTAAGACTACCTTCTTTAACATATAATTGTACTTCCATAGGAGTATCTTTATGATATTGATTGTCAGGTGATAAATAAATATTATCAGCTTCAATAATCAAGCAATCATAATCAGTATTTTCATCAACAATTTTATCCTGTACAATCATAGGATAAGCATCGATAAATACCATACCTTTGTACCCCATGTTACGCATTTCAGCATCACGTACTTGTTTCCAGTAACCTTTACCAGGAGTACCAGCATCTTTAGTAATTGTTACACCGGGAACTGCTTCCGGAATATTACTTAACAATGCACCAGGAATAGTAAAATACAACGAAGCGTCCATATTAACTACAGAATATTCGTTAATAGAATACTTACCTTCGTTATCATCCTTTTCCAATGCAGTCAGAGTAAGAGTAGTACTAGAAACAGATGCCGTTACACGACGTCCAGGGTGCTTATTAATCTGACTAGCCAAAGCATTCAACAGAGTTGCAGCATCGGTAGAAGTAGCTACTGTTTCATACGTATGAGTAAACTGACCCGGATGTTCGTATAAGTCGTTATAAACGATTCTCAGAACGTAACGATAACCAGCAGTGATAGTAGCACCAGCAGCTGCAATAGTAATCTTCTGTTGTACGGGTTCTTCGTATTCAGTCAGAGTTACATTACGAATACCGTTTCTCTGAATATTTACACTAAATTCAATTTCCTTCTTATCTTCCAATGCACCAGTAGAAGGATTAGCTACCTTCATAGTACCTTTGCACAAACCAACATAAATTGATTTAGCAGCAGCAGCCAAAGCAGCACTAGTAATAAGTTTTCTATTCTCGTCGAACAATGCAATTTCGCCAACGTTCAACGCATCTGTATTGCTATACGATGCAGGGCAATCTGCATTAGCAACGAGTACATAATTTACGTTTGTAATCATATTTGTTTTAATTAATTATTAAGACTTTGCGCTAGTCTTACGTCTATTTCCTACTTTCCATATTTCAGATTTCCACGTACTCTAAACGCATTAATTATTATTCCATTGTATTCACTTCTTGATTATGTGTCTACAACCTTTGGTTACCCTAATTCTCTATATACATCTATGCTGCTATCTTAACTATTTCTGAATGAGTATGCTCAGGCATATCAGTATATTCGTCAAAAGGATTTTTGTGTATATTTATATATTCTGGTTTTCTCAAATAAATCATATCATATTGACTTACTTGATATTTACCATCTGTAAATAAATATACATGTTGATTTTGTATTAATTTTAAAGGTCTTGCTAAACAATAATGTAATCTATATTCCGATAACGAATTAGCTTTTTCCCTATCTATCGTTTCTACTGTTACTTCTAAAGTATCAGCTTTTTTAGGTATATAATTGCCATCATTATCTTTCTACCAGCATTTTAAATCTAAACCTTCAGTAGGTAATAATGTTGCAGTATCACCTAACAATAATACATAATTATCAGGTATACCAACCGAAAATTCAGAATCTGATATTTTATTAGTATTTAACTATTTATATACTACTAAAGTACGTAAATCATCAATACGTTTCTAGTCTTGTTCAAAACCTTTTTGTTTATAATTTATACCAGAATATCTGGTTTTGTAGAATTTTTCTAGACCTCTATTCAACCACCATTCTGTATCAGCAGACTTGGGTTTATTTAGACCGTCATAGAATTGATTTAATTCCCTTTCAAAGCTTTCCTAAAGTTCTATGAATTTCATTACTGCTGATTATTTTGTTGTCTTGCCTAACCTGTTAATCTATATTTTGCTTCAGTAATAAACATTTCTACAGCACCTTCTACTATTTCCATATGCACGTTTTCAGGTAATTCACAATGATCTAATATGTTAATATTATCTACACCGATTACATCAAACGGTTTGGGCATTCGATAATACACTAAATCTACATTTTCAATAGTAGTATATGTGTCGTGAATAACGTTTAAATAAACATTTTCAGTAGTATCATCATCTTGTCCTGAATTTAATACAACGTAAGGTTGAGGTAGAATAGCTCTATTATAATAAGTAGATACTATTTTTTCTACATCGTCTTCACGTATGTTTAAGTTAGGCACAATTTGTACATACTTTAAAGGTGGAGAAGCACAAGTATCATCACCATCTGCATCAGCAATACCTGTAACGTCACCTTTATATGTTGAACTTACCTTACTGTTACTTCTAATATATAAAAAATAATCTTCAGGTAAGATAAATTTATCAGTATAAATATCCATATTAAATGGATCTCTCTGTTGTTTTTCAAGAGTAGTTCTAACAATAAGACCTTTTAATGCATCCTAAACTTTCTTTAAAGCTCTAGAATTATCTTGTACAACGTCTTCTTGAAGATAATTATTCTTGATATAACGTTGAGTATACGCATTTAAAAATGAGAATATAGTATCTGATGTTAGTTTATCATTAAGTTCGAATTCAGGGTTCATTAACTAAATCCGTCGTTCAAACTCCATTTGCATCTATCTAGCCGTCATAATTATTCTGCTAAAGTATTAAGTTGTGTTTTCGTTTCTATTCTACGAGATTCAATATTTTCTAAGGCTAGCTGAACTGCAATATTTATTAATTCATAACGCATGTATTCTGGTATTTCAACTAAGCCATCTGAACCTAAATTCTCGATTTTTGTAGGATATTTTACATAAGTAATATCTACTGTATAAGGTGTCTAAGTACTAGCTGTATCTACATATATTTGTAAGCTGTTGTCTTCTATAGTAGCAACAGGAGTATCAATCCAAGGTTTATTATTATAAGTTTCTAAGAATCTATTAGCTACCAAATGATCTATCATCTATACTGTAGCTGAAGGAGTTCTTTTAATTACATCTTGATTCAAAGGCTAAGTCCAATGTATAACAGCATTTACAAAAAACATTCTACCTTCACCTTGAGCTTGATTCTATAATAAATTAGTTATTACTATTCTGTTAGTACCTTCATCTAATGAAGCAGATATACCTTTATCTGTTTTAACTAATTTCTCTAAATCCTAGATACGTTTTACACTACCTTCAAAAGGCTGCTATAAGTTATTATGACCTGTAAATTTAGTAGAAACTAATTGAAACAGAGCCTAATCTAACCAGTAGTCTATTTCAGCGTCTAAAAATGCAGGAGCACCACCAAATGCTGTACTCTAACAGTTTTTATCCATTACTACTTTAAATGCTGTGTGTAAATCGGTTCTAGTTATCATAATTATTTAGATTTAATTTCACCCATTATAGCTGCAAGTAAATCAGAATTTTTCTTATCTTTTAAGAATCCAATAACCTCATCAATACCATTACCAATTACATCAGTACCAAAATAATAAGTAGCTCTATTCTTACGAATGATATTCTTACTTACTGCTTCTTCAATAATAAAGTTATATTCTTTATTTGGATTAGATTCCCAAATTCTAATAAACTTAGCTGGGTCTTTTTCAATATTTTCACTAAGTCTAGCTTCAATCATCTCATTAGAAAGAGTATCTGATTTAACTCCATATAAACGTAAACACTTACGCATATCTTCTAATGTCATCTTATCAAATGCCTTATAAGCATCACGTTTAATCTTACTAGCCTTATTAATTTCTACAGCTTCGTCATCCTTATTAATAAGTACATAATCTGTAGAAGGTGATATGTTTTTCATGCCATCTGCTACACGTTTATGACCTTTTAAGAATAAATATTGAAGTTCACCTTCGGGAGTATCTGTATTAATTATAGTATCTTTCTTACCAATTTTAACTGCAAAAGTATCCCAATAATTTGACATAGGGTCTAAATAACCTTCATTGAAACCCATTTTCTATTCGAGTTCTCTTGCTTTTTCTCTACTTAAGCCTGTGTATCTACTTCCTGAACGTGTCCAGTAAGAACCTACATAATCAAAACAATTATCCCATTTAATTAGACCTGTCCAAGGGTCTACTTTTGTCATTCTAACGATTACTTCCATAATATAATATTAGTTTAATCCTGTTAGTATAAAGTGGTAGTCGTATTATTTGAGACTACCTTATGCGGCTTGCGCTACATCTTCAATTTTATAATCTTTCCATATAAATTTAATTCGCCAGTCGTTTATATTTTTTGGAGGATTTTTTAATTGATTCGTTATTGTATCTTTACATATACCAGTATTTTTAACAGCTTCTGTAATAGAATTATATTCAGCAATGAAATTTAAATGTCTATCGTACTGGTATACTTTTCTACATTTTAATTTAGAAATTTCTTGTAAATGTTTTCTTTTTTTATCTGAACATTTACCTTTTCTAGATTCAGACATTTTTTTCTTAGCTTCTTCAGAAGCTTTTCTGCCTAAAGCTTTTTGTCTAATTTTTTCTTTAGTTTCTTCTGACAAAAATCTACCAAAAGTACCGTCACCTCCTTCGGTTAAATTATAACCTATAGAACGGTCCATAGAATTAAATTTCTTTATATAGAATTTTTCTTTTTCTTTAAGTTCTTCGTAAGTATCGGCAAAATCGATTATTTCTAAAGTAAAATTTTCTTTACCATATTTTGCCATTGCCCTATGTATAGGACAGGGGTCTCCTTTACGAGCATCGGACCAATGTTTATAGTATCTTACTCCAGACCCCTGATTTGTTATACCTATATAAATTTTACCGTTTACCTTATTTGTAATTTTATATACTTCGTTACTTTTCATATGTTGTAAAAATTTTGGTTACAACATATATAACGTAGAAATCATGAAAAGGTTGCGATAAAATTGAATTAATTTTGTATTCTGAGTGTTATTCACAAAGCATCAGTAATTCTCCACAAGCGCGCGGGTCTCTTAACATAATGCCCACTTCACCCAAAAAGTGAACACTATAACCATCCTTCGCATTACTACGAACTTCAGTATTAGAGTGAGCGTAGCCAGCAGGAGTTACAGAACCAGCAGTACACCAGTTAACGAACTCACGGTCTTTACGAACTACTTTAACTACGTTAGCTTCACCATCACGTCTACCTAAATCCAAGAACGTAATACGATAAGATTCCAATGGCTTCAGAGTAACCGGATGCAACTGACGATTATAAGTAGTATTGTCATACAACGGGAAATACTTCAATGTCAATTCGATACCATTTGTCATCTTATAAGTCTTGAACTGACCACCGAAAGTTAAGTTATCACCAGAACCAGTAACCAGTACAGTATCAATCAAGTTCAGGTTAGCCATCTTTTCTTTCAGTACACGGTCAAATTCACGCATACCCATCTCACCAGTGAAACCGATGAATTTACGTTCGTTAGTACCAAGTACGTTATAAGACAAATCTGCCAAGAAATCTTCCAACAGTTCAGCAGTCAAACGAGTATAATAACGTCTGTTAGACGGAGCAATCTGTTCCAACAAACCTGCACCAATCATGACCGGACGACCATTCTTACCTTTCAGATTGCAAGAACCATCCTTATTAACGTTACACTTGTTGTAAACCAAACCTCTTTCAAGACGACGATACCATTCACGCATAGCAACCCATTCCTGATACGGAGCCCACAAGTAAGATGACTTACCAGTCTTCGGGTCTTTCAAAGCCACTGCCATAACAGTAGAGAAAGCGGAACCAGTAATATCGTAGCTCAAACGTGCAGTCCACAAATAGTTACGCATCTTGAAGTGAGTATTGTAGTTCAGAATATCAGCCTCTTCACTGTATTCTTCGTATGCAGAAGCAAGACGAGATACTTGACAACCAGCCTGAAGATATTCTGCCGGTACATACGATGCCGGATTACCATTTGCAATAAAAGTTGTGTATACGTACAGATTACCATCTTGATACGGAGCATCAGCTACACGCAATTGGAATTCTTTATTATCAAGTTCCAAAAGTGCACCTGGACCAAACCAATTATCTTCCAACCACAAAATAATTGGTGTATTATTCAAACCAGCAGTTACCCCGTCTGTGATAGCAGCACCATTCCACTTAGCATCACGAATAGTAACAGCGCGGTCTTGGTCAATCATTACACCCCATTCAAATGCCGGTTGATCAATGGTAAGTACATTACCCAAACCACCAGTCAACATATCCAAAGAAGTCTGATAACCTTGGTCTTTAGTACCAAATACGTAAGACAAGATAGTACCTACTTCATAAGGTCTCTGCTGAGAAGCAATACTGATCTTATTAGTATCAATCAAATCAGAGAACCATTTACCTTTGTATAAAACTAGGTTATTAAGAATATTATTCTCCATACTAAAATATTTACTATATATTTAATTAATTAATTAATTAAGATATACGTAGTCTTTTTGTAAAATTATCCCAGATAGTAGAATCATCAGAACGATTTGCTCTTGTAGTCTGTTTTGTTTTGCCACTTACTGAAGTAGACCGTAAACTCTATTTGAACTTATCTATTGCTGAGTTATTACCTTCTCTCTTAGCAGCTTGAATCAATTTATCTGCGTTTTTAGTAAAATAAGCAGATTCAATTAAATTCTTTACACCGCCTTTAATATAATCAGACTGATATTTAGTTTTACCATCTGCGCCAGGCTTAAATATATAATCTATTAATTCACGTTTATCTTTTTCAGGAATAGATATACCACGTATATTTTTTAAATCTTTTATTTCCGCCACAACGTTATCATAAAATTCCTGTTGTTGCTTTTTATACTGTTTAAAAGCCTTTTCCTAATCAGCCAATAGCTGTTCCTTTTTCTATTGTCTAATCTCTTTTAAATCTTCTAATGCATCCTGAGCTTCATCTTCAAGTAAGCCTGCATCTTCGTATTTACTAATTTTCTTATCAATTTGTTTTTGACTAAATCCTTTTTCTTTAAGTAAGGCTTTTACTATTATTTTTTGAGAACCTTCATCTTCCAAATCAACACTATCTAAATCAATTTCAGCATCTATTTTTAGATAATCTTGTAAATTACCACCTTGTTTCACAAAATTGTCTAATTGTTCTACTTCTTCACTAGCATATACAGGCTTACTTTCTTCTTCGATAATATTCTAGAAGTAATCAATTAAACTTTCGATTGTATTAGGCTTTTCTTCATCTTCTCCAAACTCCCAACCAAGACGCTCGGACATTGCATCAAAGAATCCACCTACCATTTGTTCTTCATCAAAAGATGATTCTTCAATATTTTCCTCAATTTCATTTTCTTTTGTTTCTGGTTCTTTTTCAGTTTTCTTATTTTCTTCCTCTTCCTACTCTTTATTTTCTTCTTTAGTTTCCTTCTTTGTTTTCTTTACTTGATTAAGAGTAGGTTCTTCTTGATTCTTTTTAATTTCTTCAAGTTCGTCATCTGTTATAGAACCTTCTTCATTACTGTCTATAATTTCTTCAGTTTCTTCTTTATTTACTTTGGGGATAAACGAATCAAATATTGCTTCAAATCCACCCAATGTATTCTTATTTTCTTCCATAATTAATAATTTAATTAGAATCTTTTTCTTGTGAATAATTGTAAATGAAAGGTATTGAACCTAGTAATGGTATAGTATTAAACCATTTAGTATATTTTCTAGGACTCTTAAATTGTTGATAAGCAGCTTTTACACTTTTTAATTCTGAAGGTAATTTATTAATAGCTTCTTTAATTTGTTTCTAAGTAACCTAATCATCTATACGATTTATCATATTATTATCAAACATAAACTATCTTAAAGTATTCATGTATGATTTCTATTCTGTACCTTGCCTAAAATAATCTGTTTTATTAGGTATTAATGGATTAGGATCTACTGATAAATCTTTTCTAAGTTCATCAAACATTAAATTTCCTCTATCTGCATTATTGCTTTTAGACATATTAAAATCAACATAATGCCCCATTTCATGTCTTGTTAACGCTTTATCTAGATTTTCTATAGACGGGTTAATATAATATGCAAAATCACTCCAACTAGCTGGTATACCTTCGTCATTATATCTTCGTATAGCTTCAGGTTTAGCAGACATCATTGCCTAAGCATCACCTATATCTTTACGTATTGGTTCCGGTAAATTAAAATAATTAGAATAATAATTATTTATTAAATTATCATAAGTATCTACGTAATTAGTACCGTAAGTTATATCAGTATTATAAGCTCTATCCCAAATACCCGGCGTATCGTATAATTCTTCTATTATTCTGTTTCTATCTTCAATACCTTTCTAGAATATATTTAAATCCAATTCTTTTTCTCTACGCTCACGTCTACGCAAAGCATTTATCTTATCAGCAGCAGCTGTTACAAAACTAGGTATTTTCTCTTTTGCTATTCTACCTAAAGCCGGTGGTGCTAACATTAGTCCAAGCATAGCACTAGCTTTAATGTAATCTCTATCCTACACAGCATTATAAGCATCTCTAGCAGTAAGTACATCACCTATAGGAGTAAAATCAACAGCATCTTGAATATCAAATACTGGAGTAATTGCTCCTGACATTCTTTGTCTTTGTTTAGATTTATTTAATAAATATCTCTATTCTTCAGGAGTTAAAGTAGTTCTAGTATTGGATTTTAGTTCATCTACTATACCGTCAGTACCGTTCTCAAATTTTCCTAATATGTGCAACCACATATTATTATTTAATTTTTGTATAGGTTTAAGTAATTTGCTTTTTCTACTATCTAAATTTTCTCTAAGAAATGATTCATAAGCATAATCAGTTTTAGTAGAAGGAAGCCCATATCTATAGGCATCACTAGTAGAGGTTATATTTGGTTGTGAACGGAATCTTGCAAATCTAACAAAATCTCCAAAACTATTACCAGGTCTATATCCTTCAAATAGTTGCGATTCTAATTCTGGCTAAGATTCTACTCCATTCAAAGCCCATCTACCTTTTTTATCAACATTAGTATATGTTGTATTCTAATCAACGATATTTAATAATTGCTGATTAGGCTCTTCTGCAAAATAGGCTCTTTCATATCCTGGTAGTAAAGCTCCTGTTCTTGTAGTATATTGCGCTTCTTTTGCTATAAACCCATTTTTAGCTAAAGTCTAATAATCCGGACTACCAAATAAATCATAAGGATAAATACTACGTCTAAAATTACGTAATTGCTACTCTATAGGCAGAGTTTCATCATTTATATATGGGTATCTTACAATAGCGACATCTGCTCTAGAAGGTCTAACGTCTACAGCATCTCCCATTGGTCTACTAAACCTATCTGCGATTTCTCCACTATTTGATACATATATACCAGTACGCCCAGTATTCAATCTATCTCCACCGGTACGCCCACGATTTGTATTTACGGTTAACGCTTCGTTAACAATATCATTTATATTTTCTCGTTGAGACGCCTAAGGAGAAAAACTTACTCCTCTAACGGCTGTTGTATTTTTAGTTAAGTACTGATTTACCGCTTCCTAGGATAATGGATTTAATTGTCGATTATCTAATATAAACTAAGCATAATTGGGGTCTTCGTTTATTATGTTAGTAATCTGCTATATTTGCTAATCATTGTAATTATATGTATCTCTTAAGAAATTTAATTCATCCTATAATACATTTTCATCTAACTTTGCTATTTGCTGAGCGCTGCGATATTTGTCTATAGTTTGCTTGTTGATTTGCTTTCTTACTTTTGGATGTTCAGTTGTATAATATTTATTAAAAATATTACCGTAAACATCTTTTAAATCTTCAGTTTTATCTTCTACAAAATTGTATTCTGCCTATCTTCTACGATTATAAGGTTTTAATTCTTTAATTAAACTTATATTTCTCTTTAGTCTTCTACCGAATCTTCTTAAAGGTTTCTCTATTACATTTGGTAAAGCTGCTAAAACTAAACCAGTAACTCCGGCTAGATATTCTTTATTAGCAAAATCTTTTGCAATATCATAAACACCTTTAATATCACCAATTACTGGAACATAATCAACAACATCTTCAGGACCAATTCTAGTTTGTTTACCCCAAGCATCAAGCATTGCAGAATTATAAGCATCCTAATCTATAGGATAATTTACATAATTTCTTCTAGGAGTAACAACTACTTCTGGTAATGTAGTATTAGTTATCTCATCTGTACCTTCAGCATACTTATTAGCTTTGCCGATTATCTATACTTCTGGTAAATAACCTCCATAATATACTCCACTTGGTGGTGTATTATCTACTCCATAATAATCATTTAAATAAACTCTATCATAAAATTCTATAGGATTACCTATACCCATTGATTCATCGGAGCCATACTTTTTTATAGGTGATAAATCCCATTTATCATAATATGATACATATTCTCCTTTTTTAGGATCTAAACCGCGAGATATAGTATGCTAACCAAACCAATCGCTAAGGGCATGAGATAACTTGTTCTATCCAAAATTTATTCTATCAGGTGTAGTATCTAATTGCACGTTATCTAAATTTGAGTCCTGTTTTATAGAATATACTCCGTTTGCATCCTCAATTAAATTATCTAAATAGTCTGGAGTATGAAAGGACGCCATATTTTCTAGAGCAAAATATTGTCCATTAGTACTCTACGTAGGTATATATCTAGATGGTACTACTTTATTAGCGATCTAGAACAAATTACGTGTATTAAATCTATCTAATTTTCTTCTATTTTGTTCTGGTATACCTAAATATGTTGCAAATATATCATCTCTAATATACTAATCTCTACCAAAATGCTCAGGAATATTATCTTTTATAGCTTTTTCTAATCTGTTACTATAATCATCATAACTATAAGGATAAATATTAGAATACAATCTATTTCTTATTTCTTCTTTAGATAGATTTCCAAAAATATCTTTTAATTTATTATTTATATATTTGTCTACTAAAGGATTAAATACTTTTAACGCACCACTAAAATAATTAAAGCTTTTATCATTAGTAGTATTAGTTATTTCATCCGTACCATCCTAATACTTATTAGCTTTCCATGACCAATAAGATAGACTAGGGTTTGATTCCCTAGCCTTCTTATAGTTATTTATACGCTATCTAAATTCATCTCTATTCATAAAGCCTTGTAGATATTATATTAGCTAAGATATTCATCATGAAATCGTTTAAGTTAGCCTGTGGTGAATCTAATCTTTCAGATAGTTTAACAAGCATTTCATATATTGATTCTAACAGTTCTCTATCACTTAATGTACTTAAACCACGCATAATGTTTTCTATCTTTTAAATATTCTAAATTATCTTCATTAGAATAGGCTTCCTACTCAAAACTAATATTTCTATAAGCATTACCTTTCTTAAATAATCTTATAACCCATTCTATAATATACCATATATAGAAGAATGTATATAACATTTCTTTCATTTGAGCAGTATGAATAGATTCATGATTAATATCTTCTTCAGACATTATTGCATCTTTTCTAACAAACAACAAACCAAATAAGTTTATCGCTTTGTAACCTGGGAAAGGTATAATATTATTATATATTATTTTCATAATTACTTCCCTCCTTTACCTTTGCCACCATTTCCCTTTTTACCGCCTTTACATGCCATAATAATCACACCTCCTTTATTTCTTTTTAGATTCGCCAACTACTTTATTCTTCAAAAATTCGTTCCTATCAATTAAAACGAATGTGCAATTTAATTTTTTCATATATCCCTAATTATTTTTTATGGCATAATTAATTCCACTTTTGTCAACACCCAGTTTCCTAGAAGCTTCTCGTAATGAAGGATAATATTTAATGTCATTGCTAAATATGCATTTCAAGTAGAAACCTTCTGGTCTGTTATTATAATTCGAATATCTTTTACGCGCGCTATCAGATAGATGTTTTCTCCATGTTAACTACTTCTCCTATGAAACATCTGCGAATCTTGGAATAGAATAACCGTTTTTATATTTTAATTTCATGGTTTCTGATTGTTTTGGTTTTTTCTTTCCTAAATTAGCCAATATTATTTTCTAAATAGATTCTAAAGCTAATTTTTTTCCTTTTTTAGCTTTACTTATTTTCTATCTGGTTTCAAAAGATAAATGTTTTCCAGCAGAAGCTGCTTGGGCATCTATGTTGTATCCGAATTTTCTATTAGCCGAATTATAATAATCTATATATTTTTGTTCCAATTTTAAACACTGCTCCGGACTACAATATTCAATAGGTTCGAATATTAAATATTCAGAATATTTATTCCAAGCATTTTGTAGATGCTGATTACAGTGTCTATGTCTCTTAAGATTTCTATAATGCTCTTTTAATCTTCTTTTAATGTCTATAGAACTACCTATATATCTTTTATTGGTTATAGGGTTATATATCTAATATACTCCTGATTTCATTTTTTATTTCTAGCTGCTTCTGCGTTTGTTTTATTTTTTAACGCGGTACGAGCTTTAACTCGTTCACGTTCCATAGCAGCTTTATCTTTCTATTTCTATAATTCCATTTCGTGCTACATGCGTTCTTTTTCGAGTTGAATCTTCTTGTTTTCAATCTCTTTCTTATTTTCAGATTCACGCATTTTAGCATTAAATTCAAATTGCTTAGAAGCTTCGTCAGATGCTTGTTTACGTTCGTCTAATGCTTGTTTAGCTATTTCCATTGGATCAGGTATACCATTAGCATTCTAATCCATATTTTCAGAACCTCTATAAGCATTTAATTGAGCAACAGTAATCTTAGTTTGAGCGTCAGTATCAATCTTATATTTTTCAAGATCCATTTCAGCTTCTTTAATCATCAGCTCTTCTTCCTTGACTCTATTTTGTTCTTCTACCAATTGACGTTGAGCTTCTTGTTCTGCTTGCTGTTGTTCTTGCATTTGTTGCATACGTTTATTCTCAATTTCTTCAAGACGTTGTTTAATTTCATTAATGTTATCCATAGTAATGATTTCAGCAATATCCAATAAACTAGCACCGTTTTGCATAGCAGGTTGCATCAGTTGTCTAAGTTGTTCTAATTCGTTTCTTTCTTTAGTAGAATCATCTACGAATATATCCATATCTTCGTAGAAGAAAGAATCACTTAAAGTTACAAAAGCTCTAGTAGCATCATCAAGTATATAATTTAATACCGTTTTATTATCTTTCCAAGCATATCTAGCAGTATCTAATAGCATAGTAAGAACCTGTTTCTTTACTTGATTGTGTGTCCAGAACCATGGTTCAGTAATATGATAAGATTGAGTAATAGCCTGATTAACATTACCCACTAATTCATTAGCCGCAACAGAACCTTGTCTTTGTGGTGTAATACCTGTAAGTCTAGCCACCATATCTTCAATCTTAGCCATAAGATTAATGTATTGGTCTATTACGTTAGCCATACTTAAATCCCAAGCCTGGAATTGATTAAATGAAGCTGGTTTACCGCCTTCTCTACCAGGTATATCCCAACCATCTTCATATGGATTAATAAATGCTACACCTAATGCAGATAAATAGTGCATCCACTTATTAATATCAATACCCATATTTTTAGGTATCTAAGTAACATCAATAACGGGTACTTTACCTTTATCTCTAGCCATAGCTAATTCTAGACGATACCATATAACAATATACATATATTGTAAAGGTTTCATCATACTAACCAAACTCTTAGGTCTACTGTTAGTATTATTATAAACCGCACCAGTATAAGGTAGTTTCTGTGAATTAGGATTATCAGCAGATATATGTTGATATTCTATGGGTTGTATGCCAAAATATAAAGCATCTTCGCCTTCTCCAGCTCTATACCCTTCCCACACTTCTACAATCCAATCCCAAGTTACATCTATTTCTTCACCTGTTACTTGATAGCTTTCATCTACTTGAAATTCTTCTACTTCACCCGTTTCAAAATTAGCTAAAGTAACAAAACCTATCTTTTTAAAAGATTTCCAACAAGTATGATAAACATTCAATTGGTCTGAATCAAACGGGTCATTAGTATACATATTAATTCTACGCATATCTACGTGATTGTAATCTAATTCAGATTTCTCCATTCTAGGATAATTACCAACACCAGGCTTAGCATCAATTAAATCTAATAATCTATTTAATTGCTTTTCATCTAGTTTATCATAGAATCTATCATAAATCTCAGTAGGATTCATTACCATTAATCTACAGCACCATGAAGCGTCTTGTATGAATTCTAAGTCTACAGAATGTTCATAATCAAAGAACATTGGATTTACTCTTTCTACGTAAGGTTGACCATTAAGTATACCAATATAATATTCTTCTTCACCACCTATTAATGCGTCTTTCCAACCTTTATAAAATTCATGGGTAAGATTTAATTTCTTTTTTAAATATTTTAATGATAAGTATGCAGCTCTCTCTGCAATATCTTTATAATCTTTAGTTACATATTTCTATATAGCTTCAGGTTGCATTACTTCACCACTAGCTAACTGCTGCTAATACTATACTTGATTTTCAGGATTTAAATTAGCCATAATACTAGCCATTATGTAATCTACTAATAATGATTTTAGCTGTTCTTGAACTTCACTAGCCGCTTCATTACTAGTTCTACATACTTGAAAATTAAATGGTCTTTTGGTTTCCTCACCAAGTAACTAGTCAATATAAGGCTTAATTATATTATAATCCTATGCTGTAGCGGGGAAACCATCTTTTTGTTTAAACGGATTTGTAACATACTTTAAATCTTTTTCATTATATATACTATTGTATAAGTCATAGTATGTCTACATCTCTGACGTACGTTCAGTATTAAATCCGTATACACCTACATTACCTGCACCAATAATATAATTTACACAATCTTTTTTCCACTATTCTGTTTTCTTTCTAGCAGGTAGTTTTTGTATTGGAAATGATTTAATATCTAACATAATTAATTACTAAATGTATATACATTATCTTCAACTACTGCACCGTCAGATAGTTCTGATTCACCCCACCCCTGCGCAAAGATAGGACCGTCGAACAGTAATCTACTTTTATTTGCTTTCTCTTTTTCTTTTACAGTGACATTAAACAATTGTTCCCTATAAATCATCAACTGCATCATTGCCATTACTCTATCAACGTTAACTATATCGTTGTAAGCAATTAACTCTTCAATTAATGGTTCTGATAATATGTGATATAAATTTTTAGTACCATCGGCGTTTATTTCATTTAACCAGTCTTTTATTAAACCTTCACCCCAAGCTTTTATTTGTTTATTCATATGGCAACCTTTTTTACGATTAACAGTAGATTTACTAACTACTATATCACTAATTATATCAGGCTAATCTGCCAATAAATATTCACAATGTTTGCTAGTAAAATAAACAAATAAACCTTTATTCTGATTTTCATACATTGCAGTAGCATTATAATATATAAGTAGTTTACGTACATTCTCATAGAATTCCTCAGCTGTATTTGGTCTACCAGTATATTCAGCTACTATAATATCAGAATAAGATTCTATAGACTATACTCGTTTGTATATTATACAAGAACCTAACGAATTAGTACCAGACTAATCATAATCATAAGAGTCTATACCTGCAATATATAAACCATAAGGAGCGTTTTTCATAGGGTGTTCCCATATTACTATAGAACCAGTTGGGTCATCATCTTTCTTTAATGGATAATGTGTAATATCACCTGTTTTCTTAATAATCCAACGAAGTTGACCGTCCCCTGTCTAGATTAAGTCACCAACTTGTTTATAATTCTATAGCTGTTTATTAGTACGTATTCTAGATAACTGTTCTTGTAACTCTTTTTTAGGGAATATATTACCACCAAATTCAAGACATGCTTCTTGAGGAGTACACGCGTGTTCTGCTACATATCTATCTACTGCGACAGTATTAGTAGCCGCTGATATTACTTTACGTCTTTCTTCAAGTATAAATTCTAAAGATTGTTTTAATAGTGTATTACCATCTTTATCCATATAAAGACGTTTACCATCTTTATCACGTATATCTAAATTAGTATACTGTGGTATAAAGAAACCACACTTAGTACCATTAGCAGATTCATCCCATATGTTTTCAAACTCCATGCAGTTATAACCATCTGGATTATAAAACATATCTCTTAGTGTTTGAAAGTGAGAATCTTCATCACCACCAGTACCAAATGCAATCATGGTACCAAATGCAATACCGTCTTGTTCTACAGAAGGTCGAGCAATTTGCCATGCTGCACCTAATTCACTAAAAGAACCAGCTTCTTCAAATATAATTAATTTACCTGCTTTACCACGTACCACATCAGGATTATCTTTTAAAGTGACACCAATTATTTCTGATTTATAACCTAATTCTATTTCATTACCAAATTCATCTTTGGTATAAAAACCAGCTCTTTTACGCATAGTAGTATTTACACTACGTTTTTTACCCCATGCCGTGTTTTTATCTATAAAATCCATATAATCCCATGCTTTAGTAAGAATACCGTCTTCAGTAAGATACTATTTGTTACTTGCATAGATATACGTTTTACTACCAGGTATTAGATAATAATTTCTGCACGCCATTGATGCATTCTTATATGAATAACCCTTTCTACGACTTTTGAGTACACACAAATGCTTACCTTCTTCTTCTGCATCATTTACAGATTGAAAAAAGTAAGCATCATAATCATAGAAATCTGGAAATTCTAGTCGTCTTGATTTCTTAATTTTACCATTTATTACTTCGTAGACTATTCTCTATATAGGACAAAAATTGATATAAAAATAATTATAGCCAGATATATAATCTCCATCTTCAGTTCTATATCCATCTAAGCATCTCCTTTTCTATTCATCCCAATACTAAAAGTATTCCGTAGTATTAATACTGTAATTACAATAAGCGCCGGTATTCATAAAAGTAATAGCAGGCTGTCTAAATTTATCAGTTTGACGAAACTTTTTATTAAAATCTACCATACATTAAATCCTCTATTGATTTGTTATAATAATGTAATTTTCTATGACAATTGGCGCACAATACTACGCATTTATTTATCTCTGAATCTATAGCCGTCTTACTGTGTGTAAGCATATGTGATAATTGCTCCTCTTTATCTTTTAAATGATGAAAGTCTAAACAAGCCGGATCTTTTTCCCCACAGCATATACAGCCTAATCTTTTATGACTTTGAATATAGTTATATTTTTCTTTACGCTTTGCTTTTTGACACTCTTTACAACATTTTATCAAATATGATTTATTCTTTATATCATGCTTATAGAACGCGTCATATGGTAAAATACGATGGCAAGTACCACACAAAATCTTATTATTATCTAAATATTTTTCTAATTCACTTTTTATCGTAATGTTTTCGTAAGAACAATTTCTAGTATTACCATCTAAATATATACAGTTTTCTCGCAATGCAGAAATTCCATATTTCTGATAAGCTTGTAATTTAGACACGTATATATTGGTTTTCAATTTATGAAAATAAAAATACAATAAAGTTCTGTCCGAATTCTTCTTTTTCTGTTCTCGAACAGACACTACGTTACCATTTAAAGTTACGTTACCTTCTACTGAAACACGATAACCGTAATCATATGCTATTTTTGTTCTTTCTGTTTTATCTACCATATTAATACAAATAAAAACCTCCCCCGTTTCTACTGGGGGAGTAGGGGTTGGGGGAGGTTGAAAGATGATTCTTAGTTATTGATTAAAATTTCAGTAATATGAAACATTAATTATATTTTTATGACAAAATTAGTTGCGGACCACGACTCGAACGTGAACTTCAGATTATGAGCCTGAAATGTTGCCAATTACACCAATCCGCGATATTAGTAGCTTGCTTGCGGTCAAGCTACTTTTGATAAAGTAATATCTTTTATTTTTCTATGACCGTTTAAAGCAGAGTATATTAAAGATGTAGATTTATTTAAAGCTACGGCAGCATCTTTTACAGTATCGTATATAGATTCAGTATCGTTTTGAATGACTAGCACTTTGTATTTGTTTTTAAATCTACCGTTATTATCGGTAATATGGTTAATAGTTTTTTTTATTCTATCTAGTTCTTCAATAGAATAAGCGGCAATAAAATTCTTACAATACGGACGAAAGTAAGTTTTATTACACAACTTACTAATGTTCGGGCGGCTTAATTTTGTTATATTTGCTGCATCTGTCATTGTCCAAGCATAAATATAATATTTTTCTTTAAGATTATATAAGTATACTCTTTTACCAATAACACCTTTTGCTATATTTTCCTTAACGGCTTTAGAAATATTTTTTTTCTGCTGCTCTGTCATTCTTAAACCGAGCACACCATAATCTCCGCCTTTAGTACAATTATAACCATTATTATATGAATCGTATTCTTCAATATATTTTATTTCTAATTTATCTAATTTTTTTATTAGTTCTTCATTAGAAATATTTTCTGGAATAAACGATTCTAATATATCTACAGTAAAATTGTGAAAACCGTATTTGTAAATCGCTCTATATAACGGTAAATCGTATTTATGTGTTCTAACGTTGTTAAGATGCTGTTTTAATCTCTTTCTTAAAGAGACTCCCTATCCTATATAACATTTACCATTTATATTATTTTTAAATATATAAATACCAGCTAATTTTGGATCAATATCTCTATATGTCATTTTCCGCAAGTTTAAAAATTAGTTGGGGCGGTAGGAATCGAACCCACACATACAGAGGTTTAGAATCTCCAGCGCTACCGTTACGCCACACCCCAGTGCACGTGGTTCTTTAAAGACTGCCACGTTAAAGTCTACTTATAACTCAAAATGCAACGTTCTCTGTTTTCGAACCGCACAGCAGATAAGCGGATATTATCTTTTAACCGAATATTCTTTTATACCAAGGTTTTTTAGGCATACCTAACTGTTTGCGTGCATTCAAATCAGTTTTAACTGCGATAATAATTTCATCAAAAGTTTTGCAATCAGTAAGGTCTAATACGTATTCTTTCTTCATAACGCTAAATATATTTTATAGTTTAATTTATTGTATTACTTATTCAACTCGTATGGATTAATTTCATTGTTACCACGTACTTTAACTGTTTCTAATTCTTCAGCTTTAACTGCTTTCTCTAAGAAGTCTATGGTTTGAAAAGTACCTTTAACTTTCTCCATACCAGCTAATAGTACTTGAATCTTTTTTTCGTCTAGTTCTTCACCTAAAGATTCTTCGTAGTAATTAGAGATGGTATCGATTTTATTTCTCATTGCGTTTAGCATCTTGAGGTTTCTAGTATTCATCAATCGATTAAATTCATCTCTGCATACTTGCTCAATAACGCTAAGTTTGTAATCTTGTTTCCCGAATTTTTGTTTCTTTAACACTTTTTCTCTATCTTCGAGAGACATACTTTTTACATAAGGACTATTCCAGTAATCGCAAAGTATTATAAAACTTGCTACATCATCAGCATGAGCTTTATCTTCAGTTGATTCATAGAACTTTTTGAATGGTGGTAGAGCCCACATGTTAGCGTGGACTACTACCTTATCTCCAATTATATCAAACAGTTTCATTATGCTTGTTCTTTACAGCAGCAGTCATTATAAGCATTACAGGTAGGTTAAGAGTCTAGATTATTTTCATATTCCTCCTGAGCTTTATCAAAACGTTTGTAATAATCTTTTAATGCCTCATCTTTAACGATTATAGTTTCTCTACTATCTTTTACTCCAGGTAAATCATAAAAACTTATAACAATATCTCCTTTACTTACCGGTTTACCGTCTAACTCTCCATCTTCATCTACAATCCACATCCAATCAATATTATTCCGATGGTAATCGAGCGTATCAACCTTATCTAACTTTTCAGTATTTAATTTAACTAAATATCTATTTGCAAAAAAGTATTTAATCATAATTTCTTTATTTTAATTCGTTAGCGTATAAATTTGTATAATATTCTAATCTCTTTTCAGCTTCTTCCTAAGTATAATCTTCATTTTTATAATTAGGATATTGCCTGTAATTATAGATTATTTGCTGATAAAATTTAATTAATTCTAACAACTCCATTAATAAATCATCTTGTGTCATGCTACTTTATCTGCTTCACCAAAACCTTTTGTTCCTCTCTCTGTTTCAGATAATTCATCTACAAGTATTGGCTCTGCAACTAAGTAAGGAACAATAACTAACTGTGCAAATGGTTCACCAATAGCATATATTGTAGGTACAGCATCTGTAGTTACTTTCATCTTTGCCATTATTTCGTTTCTATAATCACTATCTATTACTCCTACAGCATTAGTAAGCATTATAGATCTTTTAGCAACACTAGATTTATGAAATAGTAAACCTACATAACCTTCTGGTATTTCAACAGCAATATCGGTATGATATACAAATACTGGTTTATTACTATTATCTCTTTCTTGAGTAATGCGAGTAGAATATAAATCAAAACCAGCTGAACCATCTGTAGCTTTAGTAGGTAAAACACCTTCTGATTTTACTTCTATTTCATTACCATCTTTATCTGTTGTTTTATAATCTAATTTCTTAAACTTCAGTTCCATTGTCAATATCTTTAGTATTAATACTTATTGCTTTACCATTATGAAAACCCCAACTTAAAAACATTGCGTTACATAGTACTTGGTCAATATGATATAAGCCAGATTCTTCATCAATTAATTCACCTTTATCAACTGCGGTTAGATGTCTAAGTAAAGCAGCTTTATATCTTTTCCAAAAGTCTGGTAAACCTTGCCACGAATTATCAGAATATTTTTTAGACCCGAATGTAAGTACCTTAGCAATAGATTCTACACATTCTAATGGTACTAAGTCCATTCTTACTTTATCTTTATCGTATTTAAGAGATTTGCTCATATTTATCTATTAAATTAGTTACTACAGTATTCATTACTTCTTCTGGTTCACCATTACCAACTTTTGCTAATTCATCAGCCATATTGTTACAGAATTCGTCATATTTTAGCTTATTACTCATTATAAGTTTATCAGCTATACGATAAAGATGATTTAAACCACAAGTAGTATTACCATTCTTTTTAGCTTCATCAAAGCTCATTTTTTCTAATTGCCACATTACTTTAGATTCTTCGTATGTCATATCATCAATCGTTTATCGTTGTATGCTACCCAAAACATCATATTATTAAACAATACTGGATCTATAGGTATTTCTAGTAACCAATGAAAAGTATACATTGGCTTTAAACATTCTTTTATAAATTCACTTAACATATTTATCGTATAAATCATCAAAAATTATAGGAATTCTTTCATGAAATTGCTTTAACAAATCTAGAGCTAATACTCTAATATCCGGATGAGCAGCTTGAGAACATCTAAGATTAAAAAAATGCCGCCATTCACGAAGATTACATTTCATGTTAATTTCTGTCTTTATAGACATAGGCAACACCATTCTAGCTTGTTGAGCTTTCCAACCTTCTTTGATTAATCTTAAGTAGGAGTCTTCAGCATTTAGAAGACTATTGATAAATAATTGACTATCTATAGAACCACTTCCAGATTTCTCAAAATCTCCTTTACGTATAGTTTCTTCCTTCCAATCTAACCAACTTGGAATAATAAAAGTTAATTCATTACCGAATTTATCTTTAGAGTAATTGCAATAACGTGTAGATTCTTGAGCGAATGATGCGAGGCGATGCCTTACGATACTTTGACTGGTAATTCTATCACAAGTAAACTTAACAGTAATATCTACAAACTCTAATATTGCTTCATGTTTAGAATTAATTAGATTAGTTACTAATTTTCTAGCAGATGAATCATCTTCTGATATTTTATCTTCAGATTTATAACAAGTTCTAGCTACTTGTTCTATTCTTTTTAGTATATCTGTACCATTAAGATTATCTAATATCTCTACTTTCGGCTTAATTAATCTCATCTTTTTTATTATTAAAAATTACTAACATACTAGGAAACGGCGCTGGATTTAATCTTTGTCCATCAAGCAAGAAGCATAATCTGCCTTTTATAAATCTTATTTCTACGTTTGGTTTATTATAAATAAACTTGTGAAAGTACCTAGTATCTGTTCTTGCAGGAATTAGTAAAACTATCGTAGTACCTTTTAATGATTCATTATAACATTTTTCAACCCATTTGCTTATAACTTTACCATACGGAGGATTACAAAACACTACTTCATTGGACCAATCTTTAGTAAGACCATCGTCTTCTATTGTATAGAATTTATCGCATTTAGCAGTAGATACTTCTGCACACGGATCTAAAGTAAAATGAAATTCTTCGTTCCATTTATCAAACATTTTCTGTGGAGTTTCCCAATTCATTTTCTTTGAGCTTAACAGAATCTTGTCCATTTAAATACTTCTTTTTAGGTTTAATTTTAAATAAGTAAGCAAACATAATTGATTTAGTATCTGAATCATCTGACATACGCTCTTTAGCAAATTTAAAAGGACTATTACATATAACTTCTATTACTTGTCTTGGTAAGTTATATTTTTTACCTATTTCAGTATATATTGCTAATTGCTTTTCACGAGTGTAATTCCACATTTTGAAACGGTTCTTCATCTAACCAATACTTAGTATAATAAGGATTATCTTTTAATTGATCTAAATCTTTATTATCGTCAATAGTATTTGGTCTTACAATGTTTATAACTGCAAAATAATCTTCTGTTGTTTTACAACTACCTGCTAATACTTCTAATTGTCTTTGCTCTTTCTTATTATACGGTTTTTTAGGTATAAATAAAAAATAGTCATTAAGTAGTAAATCTAATTTACTTATAGTAATATCAGCTTTAGTAGGTAAAATATATAGAAAATTATAAGGTCTTCTTTTTCTTCTTATCCAATACCAGAATCTATGGAGTAAACCGTAATTCTTAGTAACTAATAATGTACCCGGAGGATATTGTTTATAAGTTCTTAAATACTTACCCATTTGTTCTTATTATTATTGTTATTTGTACCCTGTCCTTAACTATTTCAGGTATTAATATTGGGTTTACTATCCAACCGTCATTTGTATTATTTTTTATTAGTAAACCTTTCTTTTTAAAACCTTTTAAATATCTACTCAAATTATCGTACGCTAAACCCATTTCATTATGAATTCTCTTACGATTTATAGTAGAGATTACATCTTTGCTACCGTCTTCTTCAAAATCATGAGTCATGTCAATCTCTACTAATTTCGTAAGTAATTCTAATTCTCTTTTAGCTAATTTAAGTATACCGTTCAAAGAATCTAAAAACGCATAGTTAAGGTCTTTTCTATCGACTGTCTTAACCAATTTGTTCATAAATTTTATCTTTAATCGAATTCAATACTTTGTTAAGATTATAATATACTGTTTCTGCTTCTACTTTAACGCAAGGTTGAATATCACCGCCTTCAAAAGATTTAAGCATATCATTGTAATCTTGTGAGTATTGAACCATTAATCCTTCAACATAATCGAGAATTACACGAAGTGAAGCATCTTTTGAATTATTATCTTCTTCTACATCTGTGTCTTCTTCTTCACTTTCGATAAGATAGCCTTCTTTAACAAATTCATCAATAATATCTTTTGATATTTCCATGTATACTGATGATTGAATATTATCTGTTATTTCATTACGTTCTAATTGATAAACCGATTCATCATAATCGGGATCACAAAAGAAAATATCACCTTTAATTGCATTATTAAAAGGTTTAATAACTTTATATGTCTTCATTGTACTAATATATTATAATTATAAATATTATATAAAATAAAATTATAAT